TAATCTACAGAGATCGAAAGAAGGATTTGGAGGATTTTTTGGAAGAGTGTGATCAAAGAATGGTCCGAAATTGTATTGATCGCCTGCTTCTTGGTCAGGCCAATGATCATCAGAAACCCATAAGTGTTTTCCTAAGCGGAAAATGGAGCGACCAAAATCAATAACAGTAAATATTTTTCCAAATGTTGGCACTCTCCAAATAGTTCCATCTTTAGCTTTATAGAACAAGAATTTCTTATCAGTCTTTCTCCAAAGAATATTATTGGAATGAAGATCATTGTGTGTGAAGCAGATGGCATTTTGTAAAAATGAGAGTACAGAGATAACTTGAAATAACCAGGCAATCCAACGAGCTTCCCATCCTTGAGACCCGCGCTTGTGTTCATCAATTTCATCTTCATCAAGAAGGTTATCCATAACTCCTTCTTGTGCTTCTTGGTAGATTAGGATAACTGGCATATTTGGAATTTCTAGACAAATATCTAAATCAAGTTCAACAGATTCATCTGAACCCTCAGAACTAGTCAAACCATCTGAGTCACTATTTGATTCTTCTTCAGAACTGGATTCATTCTTTTTTAAAGATACGCGTTTTGTGACTTTTTTATTAATTTCAAAAATATCTTTAACATTTTGAGCATCTTCTTCAATATTATCAAATGTAAATGATTTTATTGACTCAACATCTGAAATTTCAGGAACATCTTTATCTGTAACAGGTTCAAGTTCAATTTCAGACACTTCAGAATCAGTATCCTCAAATGGACAAGAGGTAATATCTTTATAGATTTCTTCAAAGTTTGGAATTTCTTCAACATCAGCATCACCGCGTATAACTGTTAGGCGGGCACAATGTGATTTCATTCCCTTCCAAAACCAACGACATTGTCTATACGTATCATATTCAAGCGAAATATTATATTGATATTTCTTACTAATCCCAGTTGCTGCTCCATAGTAAAGTACACAATGTGGAGTTAAATTATTTTCTCTAAGGGCGCTAAGTACAAAGTTAGCAACAGTGTCAACGTATGCTTGATTATTGTGGCTATGTAGTTTAAGAAGTGTTTTCTTCCAGGTGTTTTCACTTTGTGGTAGTAAAGGATGTTCAGGAATAGTATATTTCTCTTTGATTAAGTCAATAGGATTAAGGAGGTGTACAGTTTTGACAAAAGTTTTACAGGGTTCTGGTATGGTTGAACCATAGATTGTTCGAGTAGTATTCCAAATTTTTTGATTTGTTTCATCTTGTTTACCCCATGAGGCAATATGGTATTTTGAAGAGAGTTCCAGATTTTTATGGGATAGTGATGATTCAGGAATTTTAAAAATATCAAGAGCGGGATGATAACGTTGTAAATGTAGATAATTTGAAAAAGTTTCTTTTTCATTTTCTCCAATTTCTCGTTCCCTACAAGGTTGGTTTTGAAGCGTCTGGAGTACTGACTTCATCATCTTCTTTCTTCAAAGAGTAACGGTGCGTTTGTGTAGCGCACTAGTTATTTTTGTCTGTACTAGAATAAAAATGGCTCAAGGTGGAATAAATGTTAATCTCCGGAAGTTTGTAATGAAATCAATTCCACAGGATGCGGTTGTAGTATTTATTGGGCGGCGGCGTACTGGTAAATCAACTCTTGTTCGCGATTTATTATTCCATCATCAAGATTTACCTATGGGTTGTGTAATTTCAGGTACTGAAGAATCAAACGGCTTCTTTAAAAAAATTGTACCGCCGATGTTTATTCATGGCGAGTATAATCCAGTAATTTTGGCTAATTTCGTCAAGAGACAAAAACTGGTTATGCAACGTATTCAGCAAGATGAAGGCCGTGGTGTTAAAACAAATATTGACCCCCGTGCTTTTTTGATTCTTGATGATTGTATGTACGATGATTCTTGGACACACGACAAGAATATTCGTTATTTGTTTATGAATGGTCGTTGGTTGAAGGTGTTCTTTATTATCACTATGCAGTTCCCGCTTGGTATTCAGCCAGCACTTCGTACAAATGTTGATTATGTATTCATTCTAAGAGAGCCTTATATGAATAATAGACAGCGTCTATATGTAAACTACGGTTCAGCTTTCCCATCATTAGAATTTTTCTGTCAAATGATGGACCAGTGTACACAGAATTACGAATGTTTAGTGATTAACAATAATACACAAAGTAACAAGTTAGAGGATACGATTTTCTGGTATAAGGCTGATATTCACGGTGAATTTAAGATGGGGGCTCCTGAATTATGGCGTCAATCTGAGATGTTAGCGCGTATTAAGGAAGAAGAAGATGTTAATAACTTCGATCCAAGATCAAGTGCTAGGTTAAGAGGTCCCGCCATCAATGTTCAAAAGAAATACTAATATAATAAATAGTAAATAAATAGTAGAATGGATATGAAACTAAGACAATTAGCGGGTACGCTATTTATAGTATCGGTTATAGGAATGATGATATATTTAGTGATAACACCGAATCCTTCCGAGGGTTTTGTGGATGCGGGTCGCTGTGGAGTGGATTTACCCCCGTGTTCAGGAGAACGCATACGGTGTATGAATGGGTATTGTAAATCAGATATTCCTACTAGCTGGCCACGAATTTCAGATTTACCAATGACACCACCGACAAAGTATCCATATGCTTAAAATGGTTATTGAATAATAAAACCTTTGCTTCTGTCAGAAATGGCTCGTACTAAATCAATGGGAATTGGGGCAATGTTCGTTTTACTTGTAGTCGCTGTAGTTTTACTGCCAATGGTTGTGCGTTATATTGGAAAAATGGAGGTACATTATGCTATTTCTGGATTCCAGGATATGATGGTGGCAGGGGGTCCATCAGGACCATCTTCGGCTGATGGAGGTGTCGCAGGTATTCCTGCAATTGGGTCAGCTTCAAAGCTCCCATCTTGGCGCCCAGATCCTAATACAGATTACCTCTGCCGCTCACCAAATGAGGATGGTAATCCTTGCCCTGAAGGGTACTTCTGTGATGGAACCACTCAGGCCTGTATCCCAACTTTTGTTGGCGGCCCGGTTCCTAACACTGGATACTACTCCTAAAGACTTAAGCACTTTTTAGAAAAAAGTGCGCAAAAACACTATTCATAGAAAAAAGTGCGCAAAAACACTATTCATAGAAAAAAGTGCTATCTAACAAAAAATAATTATTTGAAATAATGTACTTTTGTTAATTAATTATTGTTTCGGTTCAACAACAGCATTCTCATCGACTTTTTCAACAGTTAGAGATGCCTTCTCCATCTTTCGTTGAACAGCAAGGTCACCATTACTGCTGAACATACCACTTAGTGCTTCAGATGGATTGGCGCCAGCACCACCGAATACCTGTTTAGTGGATGCTCCTGCCGCTCCAACCTTAGTACGCTCATCAAAAAACTTCTCACGATTGTCCTCATTTTCCTTATACTTGCGCATTAGGTTATTGAGTTGATCATTATTGTATTCCTGGTCAGTAACTTCGTGTGGTTGAGGATCCCAAGGAGTCCATTTACCAACATCGGCTAAGAAGATATTATGGTATTTATCCTTATTTTGGAGCTTTTTGGCCTTTAGTTCAGCCTCTTTGGGATTACCATATACACCGCGAACCTTGACACCCCGCATAGAGGTACGGAAGTCATTTAGTGCATAGAATTCATCCTCGAGTTTAGTCTTGTTCGCATACATAAAATCATCATATGCTTCTGCAATCTTAGTCTTGTTAACATCAGCACGATTCTTTTGTACAAAGCTGCCATAATCGGTCATAATATCATCGACGCGAAGACGATTTTTACGGCAGATAGTGGCCTGATCAAATTGGTCATTCTTCTCAAGTTCTTTAATACGGTCATCAAGTTGATCATTAACATTTTTTACAACATCGACCATAAATTTTTCAAGATTCTTGACTTTCCAGTCGACTTCGTAGGCTTGAAGGAATTTTTGAAAGAAATAGAGTTCTTTCTTATCGAGAACTTTCTCCGGGCTGAGAAAGCTCAATAGCACGTAACGCTGGCCAGGGATTTCAGTATCTTCGTCAAGAAAGTCTTCGACTACGGTGGGGGCATTTTTATCACTCATTTCTGTCTATCGTTTCTGAGTATTCAAGCTTTAAACTCGTATTCATTGAGTACAATTTTTTTTATCGTGTGAGTTTTTTTCTAAGGTTTGAATATAGAAATGATGGGCTACGGATTTGCTGAAATTGTCAATCGTGTTATCAAGTATTTAATTGAAGGTCTAGTGATTGCTGCCGCTGCTATCTTCATCCCTAAGAAGTCTCTTCCTCTCGATGAGGTCGCGACCCTCGCCGTCCTCGCGGCCGTCGTCTTCGCCATCCTCGATGCCGTCTCGCCAAGTGTCGGTGTTACAGCACGTCAAGGAGCCGGCTTCGGATTGGGCGCCAATTTGGTCGGCTTCCCGCGTATGTAAGAAATCACCCATTTTTACTAACCTGTGACCCCATCGCGTGTATTTACTAAAAACAGGATATATAGGGGGGTGTCAACCTTTATTAATTAATACAAATACCATAATTTGAGACTTTTTAGAGTTCCAAATTTTGAGAATTTATAATTTTATAGTTATTTAAAGTATTAATCTAATTAATATAGTAATTATTATAATTACAAATATTAATTAATTTGAAGTAATAAATGTTTGATGTTTCTTATTTTCTTCGTGGCGTTTCTTTTGATAGTTCTGATATGAACCACCGCATACGCATTGTACTATAGCTTTATCATATGTGATTCTGGCTTGTTTTTGTTCTTCTCGAGCTTGTTTCTTTTTCTCTTTTTCTTCTGCGATTTTATCTGCATTCTGCTCTTTCATCTTTTGAGCGGATTTTTGTTTCATTTTTCTTATTCTTTCTTTGTTTTCCTCTTTATTGTTGTATTCTTTCCAATATGCCATATTTTTCTCTTTATTTTCTTCATTATATTTCTTTTTAGCTTCTTTTACTTGTTCTGGATGTTCTTTGGCATATTGTTTGGTATATTCTCTGCGTTTTTCGGCATTATCTAAACGATATTGTGCCTGATATGAATCTACTTTTTCCCTATTTTGTTCATTGTATTCACGATGGCTTTCAA